TCATATTGTCTTAATTGCTCTTGTTGTTCTTTTTGTACTACTTGTTCTTGTTCTTCTTTTAAAAGTCTCCTATTTTCTTGAAGTTCTCGGTAAGTATCTCGCTTTGCCATGTACTCCATAGGGTCATCTTCCTTGAGTTTATTCCAATCTGTATTTGCAAATTCTTTTAATTTAGCATCTGCTTGATTGTTAAATTGTTCAAGTTGTGATAAGTAACGCTGTCTTTCCTGTTGAGTCGCAGCTAATTCTTCATCAGCTTTTTTGCGTTGCTCTGCCAATACTTGACTTTTTCTTGTGTAATCAGCTTGTCTACTATAACCATTCTGTAATTCTTCGAGAGTAACCTGTTTATCTTCACCATCTACCTTGATAGTGTATAAGTTAGGTGTCTCGTCCTCTACTTCCTGTTCATTGTCAACCAAATCTTCAGGAGACAACTCGTTAGGGTCGTCTTCTTCTGTTTCAACTGATTCGGACTCCATGTCCTGTTCAGAAGTCATTTCCTCGACTTCTTCTTGCATTTCTTCCTCTACAGGTTGTTCCGTTGCCGGAGACTGTAATTGAGCCATCAATGCTTCCTGTGCTGACCTTACGTCAGTTACTGGAATTCCTTTGTTTTTGCTTTCTAATACAGGTATATCTTCTTTAGCCATTATTTAACTCCTTGTTTATTTTCCTGTTCTAATATAACTCCATTTTCAATAGTGTTAATTAAAACTTGTTTAAACTTTAAAGCCGCAATTTGTTGATGATAAAGCGTTTCTCTTGCTTTACTATCTGAAGCTTCTGTAGAAATCCAGCTTTGATATCCGTCATTCAATATGTTATTGAGTGCGTTAGATACCATTGGATTTTCTAAAAGTTCTTTTGCTCTTTGTCCTTCCTGTATTTGCTTGTCTTTATCTACCATTTTCTGCTCCTATTTGGTTGATTCTATCCACTACATAAGTGGTTATAGTTTTTCTCCCAGCGAGATACCCATGAATATCATTCTTAGGAATAGATGTTTTCATGTGTAACTCATTAACTGAAATGCGATATTTCAACATAAGTTGTTGTAATTCTGTGTTTGTAAGTTCTGATTTTTCTGTTAATCTAGCCAATTATTTTTTCTTCTTTTTCTTTTTAGGAAAACCAGCTTTCATATTTGCATATGCTTTATCTGATATTGTAGAGTTCTTTTTACTTCTACTTGTTCCTGCTTTTTTCCTTTTGTTAATATTTCTGTATAAGCTCATTTTCCTACCTTCTTCATTGCTAATGTATGTGCTTGTTTAAAGGTTTTACCCTTATTCATCTCCTTACGCATAAAAGCCATATGCTTTGCAGTATGATGTTTTTTATGTTTTGCAAGAGTTGTCCTTTGTATTTTAGTCAACATTTATTTTTTCTTTTTTGTTTTTTTAGTTTTTTTTGGTTTTTTCATTCCGTACATTATAATAACCTCAATAGTTCTGTAAATTTATCTGTCATTAATATAAATATAACTAAAGCTCCCCAAATAACATATTTAAATCTAAAAACTTCAATCTTTACATCTTTCATGTCTTTTTCAATATGTTGTAAGTGATTGTTTTTTATATCATTAATATCTTTTTTAATTAACTCTATTTCTATATTTAATTCGTTTAAGTCTTTCATGCTCGTCTGCCAGTTGTTTTTTTACCCAATGTAGTAAATGCTTTTGCAACTGCATCATTCTGAGACAACCCTTGACTCCTTAATTTTCTAACCATATTGCTAAATAATCTGTTGTATTCTGCTTTACTGTTTACTCTTTGTTTAAATTTGTTCATTACTGTGGTCCTATTCCTACTGGTCTTCCTTGTGCAGCTTCTAAAGCAAGTTCTGCTTTATTTATTTCCATCTGTTGTTTCTTGAGTTCTAATTCTTGTTGTTTTATTGCAAGTTCTACTGTTGCCATATCTTTTTCTAATTTAAGTTTAGCTGTAGCTAATTGTGTATCTATTTGTAATTTTTGCACCTCTATTTGTGCTTTTTGAGTAGCTATTTTCTCGTCAATACTTGGTTGAGGAGGAGGTGGTGGTGGCATATTTGCTGGATTAGTTATAAATTGGTCAGGATTAGAATAGCCTGACTGCTGTATAAACTCAGAAATAGTATTATAGATGTTTTCTGTAGTTACCATAGTTCCCATTCCACCATTTTCTATTAATTTTTGTAGAATATTCATAATTGCAGACGTAGTTTGCATTTTAGATTGATGATTTCCACTACCAATACCTACGTTTACAGTACAATTTAATTTTTCTTTCCAACGAGAAACATCTAAAGGCACAAACTTGTTGTTTAGATAAACAATTTTTTTTCTATCTTCATATTTTTGTACTAAATTATAAATATTCCTAAATACGTCTTTTATACCTGTTTCAGCAAACATACGAGCTATTAACTCTACTCTTTGCATAGCAGACTCAGTTGCTGCTGATATAGCTCCTGAAGTAACATGAGATGTTAATACATCAGGGTTTAATCCTTGCGACATTTTAGACACACCTGACCTTTCCTCTCTAATTCCGTCTAAATATTGAACCATTTGAAAGGCATATGGTTGTATTTGTGGTGTAGGAAGTGGTGTAACAGCGTTAGGAGACCTCATTCTAACAATTCCACCCGGTCTAGACGTTAATAAATCATCTAATTCTACTTGTCCTGCTAATACTGCGTATCTAGCGTTGTTAGTTAGATACATATTGTCTAAAAGATTACGCATTATTGTAGATTTTATTAATTGTATGTCAGAAACTGTGTCTGCAATACTCATTCCATAAAATTTATGAGGAATCGGTAATGGGCAAATAGTAGAAAACGGAATCATATCTATTTCTTCATTATCTAGTATTACATTTCCACCTTTTGTAATTTTTCTTAATTCTGCTATGCCGTCTCCGTTATAATCTATATTCAAATAACATTCTTCTATCCAAACGGCTCTTGTTGCACCTGTTCCCTCATCTGAAGGCATACTTTCGTCATCATAACTAAATCTTGCTAGTCTTTCTTCGTCCCATTCTCCTTGAGAAGACGAATATGTAGGCAAATTATCTACAAGATTCTTGTCATAACCCTCAGAAATTAAATCAGATACTGTTTTTTTAACTCTATGACAGACAAAAGTAGCAGACTCTAAATCTACTGCTCGTCTTGATACTAGAAATTCTTCAGGAGGTACAGAAACCACTTTAACTTGTCCATAATTCTTAGTACATTTAACTTTAACGTCATGCTGGATTACAGCAGGGCTAATTAAGTTGCCAAAATCATCTACTTGCTGTTTTTCTACTTGAGTTTCTGTATGTTCTAAAACTTCTAGCTCATCATTAGCTAAAATAGACTGATATTCAATATCTGTAAGATTTTCGTAATTTTCTGTTGTTACTTTTTTGTTTTCTTCCCAATAATGCTTAACTATCCCTGTTTTGCTTATCAATGCATCTTTAAAAACGTCATATAAGACCTTAAAGCCGTTATTTTGCTTGTTAAAGACATAGTTGACATAGTCGGTAGCTTGTTTAGCCATTTCGATGTCTTCAGGGCCTTGTGGCTCGAATTCAGCTATATTGTTATGCGTTGTAAAGATACGCATAAGACTCGGCATAATGTATTCGATAGTATCTCTTACATCAGTTGTTACTATTTCTGACCTACCATCTATCTCGTTGCCAAAAGGCTCTCCTAGATAGTATTTCATAGCTTCTTCTCTTTGGTGTGAAAGTTCGCTACTCATATGTCCAGTAGATGATTCTATTTCTGACGATAATTTAGCAATTAATTCGTCTTCGGTCATTTTTTTGTATTTTTTTACCATTATTTTCCTTTAAACTATTGATATATCAGGTCCTAACCTGCCTTTTTTGTGCCATTTTGATGTTTCTGTGTCTGCGTGTCTTAAACTCATAGTTGCATATCTAGTAGCCGACATTAAATCGTCTTTTAATTTTACTAATTTACCATCTTTACGATGATACATACGAAACTCTTGAAACCAATCGTATAGAGTATTAAAAACTTTAAATCTTCCTGTTTCCATTCGATTCAACATTTCCATCAATCCGGGTTCTACCGAGTTTCCTCCCTTATTTTCTCCCAATGCAGGTGGATTTTCAAAATGAAAAGGCATCATATTGACTCTAGCTTCCCTATATTGCTCTGCTAGTGTCTTACCCGAGCCTTTATCGTGTTGATATCCGTCATGAGGCCATACTATTGGAATATAATGACTCCCCTCTCTTTCGTTTATATGACTTGCGTGATAACTAGGTATTTGTTTAGCCATACGATAACAATCGTAAACGTATACAATATCCTCGTCTCTGTCCCAAGCCAACCAAGCTACTGCTGTAGGGTGGTCATAACCGAAGTCTAGTCCTGCAATTCTAGGGAAATGCTCTGGAATTGTGAAAGGTTCACAGGCTAGATTCTCCTCTAAAATAGGGAAAACAAGTCCACTACCTATTGTCGGAATCCCTTTAGACCTCATTTCTCTCTCATGTGGAGGTAATGCTGCCAAAATCTGTTCTTTCATGTCTTCTGTTAGATGACCAGCGTCTTCCCAACCTGCCGATATTAAAGCCTGTTTGGGTCTTAATTCTGTTGTAAAATTCTGTACTACGTCTGTCATGCCTGATTCAGGAGTAAATGTCATGTAAACCTGCCCTTGTCTGTCTAGGGTACGAGTAATACATTGTGAATAGATATCCTGTGCTGGTTCTTCGTCTAACCAAACCAAATCTATAGACTCCCCCATAAATTTTTCAGCACCCATTTCATAGGCTTTGAAAGCTACTCTAGACCAACCACCCGATGAATGTTTAACCAATACAGAGGAATGAGCATTTGGTACACCGGGTTTTCTAGTCGTTTCGCCAATTAAGTGTTTTGGTATGCTGCCTTTACCCTTATCTCTAGGATTATCAGGTTGCCCAAATAACTCGCTTTGGCAGATATCTCTTGTGGTTTCATTAGAAGCACCACACACCCAAGCTTTTATGGGCTTTAAAAATTTTTTTCCTTCCCACCAATCAGGGTATAATCCCGTCAAATGTATAGCCATTTCCATAGCACCTACATAACTCTTACCTACCCTATTTGCTGCCATAAGTAGTCTTTGATTAGCTTCTGCTCCAGCTTCGTGGAAACTCTTTTGAAACTTATAAGGTTTATAGTAATTAAGTTTATTTTCTTCGTGCCGTTTCTTTAGCGTTGTGAGTATTTCTTGTATCTTTTCTTGGCTCATATTTTATGCACACTAATCCACTTCTAAATATAACACTTTTTTTTGCATCATATCAAGTTTTTTTATAACAATATTAGCAGGTGCTTATGGTCTTATATTTCCCACCATAGCGTGAAGTGAACGAAGGTGTTTTTGTTTATGTATGTGAGGGGGTGAGGGTGTGATTGATATTTAGGAATTGTAATTATGGAATAATTTTTGGTTATTGTTTGATTAATTTTTATTCTACAAGATTTATTTCAAGGTATAGTGCGTGGCTATAAACTATTCATTCACTACGTATTTAATTCTTACATGTTAACAATCTAATTATAATTCATTAATGTTTTATAGTTATATCTGTCTAAAGAATAATTAACTAAAGGTTTTCTGCGACTTATGAATCTTTATCTTTTTATTAGACCACTACAATAAAAACTTGACACGTATTTAAATATTTAATGTTAACACGTTAGATTTAAAACAAAAAAAAAGAGC